GGGCGGGACAAGTCGGCCAGGGAACGTCTGCTACTTTTGGCGGACTTCACGGTCTCCATCTCGGGCGTATTCAATGATGCCAGCAATATGAGCCATGACGTATTCAAGACGGTCTCATCGACCAGCGTGGCGCGGACGACCACCCTGGCGGTCTCCGGCCAGACCCTACCGGGTGAGTTGTTCTATACCGACTATGCCTTGAGCCGGTCGGCATCCGGGGAACTGACCTGGTCGGCTCCGGGCGCCCTGGCTGGCGGCGTTGTCCCAACGTGGGCCTAAGTGGTCATGCTTAACGGGACAACTCCCAAAGCCAAGAAGGGCTTCCGCATTCCTGACCAGACCGCCCACATAACCTTCAGCGGGACGGACTACGACGGGGCCGAGATATGGGTCAAGCTGAACGTCAGCTTCGCCCACTACATCGCCCTACGGGAAGCCGCCGAGGGAGACGACCAGGCCAAGATGGCCGAGCTATTCGGCGGCGAGGTCTTGATGGAGTGGAACCTGGAGGACGCATCCGGGGAGCCTGTCCCGGCCAACGGCGCCGGGATGCTCCAGATTCCGCTCAGTCTGGCGATGCTCATCGTCCAGCATTGGATCGAGGCGGTGTCGGGAGTACCCGCCCCTTTAGAACCGCCATCCGGCGATTTAAGCATGTTGGCGGCGGCATCGACCGCGACGGGCGAATGATAACCAAACCTTGGGAGTTGGAGGAGGCCGAATTGATTGACGGTCTCTGTCAGAGGTATTCATGCCTACCATCCCAGTTGATGGCCGAGGACGTAACGCTCCTCCGCATGGTGGCGATAGTCCAGGAGGGACAACCAGAAGGCGATGGCTAACCAGGTCGAGATACAGATAACCGCCGACCCAAAGTCCGCCGAGGCGGGATTCAAGAAGACCCAGTCGTCATTCGGAAAGATGGCGGAGGGCATCAAACGCCACCGGAAGGCCATCGGCGTCGGCCTCTCGGCGATCGGCGCCGGGATAACGGCGCTTGGCGTCTCCGCGGTCAAGTCCGCCCAGGAGGAAGCCATCGGGATCGCCCAGTTGGATGTGGCCCTCAAGAACGTCGGGACATCCTACGATGCCCAGGCCGCGGCCATCGAGAAGGTCATCGCCGCCCAACAGAATAAGACCAACTTCGGGGACGAGGCCCAGCGGGACGCCCTGATGGGCTTGATAAGTGTCTCCGGGGACTACGAGTCCGCGATGGCGGCATTGCCGGCGGTCCTCGATTTGGCGGCTGGGAAAGGGATGGACCTGGGCGCGGCCTCGACGCTGGTGGCGAGGGCCATCGGCGGGGAGACCTCCGCGCTCAAGCGTTACGGGATCGAGGTGGAGAAGGGTGCCGGGTCAACCGAGGTCATCGCGGCCATCATGGCGAAGTTTGGCGGACAGGCCGAGGCGGCGGCGGACCCGATGGTCCAACTCAAGAACCGGGTCGGAGACCTCCAGCAAGAGTTCGGTAAGGCTTTGATGCCGGCGTTGACCACGATGGCGGTCGTCCTGGAGAGGGTGACGACCAAGCTGATCGCGTTCTCCACCGAGCATCCGCAACTAACAAAAGTCCTGATGATAGTGGTCGCGGCCTTGGGAGCGTTGGCCCTGGTAGTGGGGCCGATATTATTACTACTGCCAACGATGGCGGCGTCCATCGGGATACTAAGCGGCGCCTTCGGGATGCTCAGTCTTTCCATGCTCCCCATCACGGCGGTCGTATTGGGTATCACCGCGGCCATCGTGGCCGGGATAATCATCTACAAGAACTGGGACAAGATAGTCCTGGCGTTGAAGGTGACCTTTGAGAAGGTCTTCAACTTCATCTCGGCCATCGTCAAGAAAGTCTTGACGGCGATAACCGATGTCTATAACTCCAAGTTGGGTTGGCTCCTCCCGGCGGGTCCGTTGGTCAAGGCGATCCTATTCCTCAAGGACAACTGGGACGAGATATGGACCGGCATCCAGACCAAGTTCAAGAGCGTAACCGACGCCCTGGTCTCGACCTTCCGGAGCGTAAAGCGGACCATCCTGTCCATCTGGGACGGCATGGTGTCCGGCATCAAGGGCGCGATAAATAGCGTTATCGGCTCCATAAATGGATTCATCCGGAGCATCAACGCCATCAAGATCAGAGTCCCCGGCGTGGACATCCCGCTGGTCGGGCGGGTCGGCGGATTCTCGGTCGGGATGCCTAACATCCCGGAGATTCCAAGTCTAGCGAAAGGTGGCATCGTCAACCGGCCCACGCTGGCGATGCTGGGGGAGTCCGGCCCGGAGGCGGTCGTCCCGTTGGGGCGTGGTCGCGGCGCCGGGATGACGATCAACTTGGTGATAAACGGGGACGTAAATGGCTTCGATGACTTCCAGCAAAAGGTGACCAGCGTCATCCGGGACGCCGTCCTGGGCGGTGGGTTCCAGGGCGTACTGGCGAGGGCTTAGATGGTAGTCGCGACCTATAAATTACAAGTGGACTGGAACAACGACGGCGACTGGGGCGACACCGGCGAGGAGATCGACATGGGGCGGGTCCGCGGGATCACTTGTTCATTCGGTCGGGACCGGGCCAGCCAGTTGACCGGGAAGTCCAAGGCCGGGACGCTCCGGGCAGTATTGGACAACCGGAGCGGGGATTATAACCAGTTTAATTCTAGCAGCCCGATATACGGCAACATCCTCCCAGGCCGTCCCGTCCGGCTCCTGGGGACATCGACCACCCAGTCCGATCAAGCCATCTGGCAGGGCTACCTCGTCCGGATAACTCCCCAAGTATTCCTCGGCGGGGATGCCACGGCCATCCTTGAATGCACCGGGCCGCTCGGCCAGGTAAATCTAGATCAAATCGAAGTCCCGATGGTCACCTCCCAACGGACGGACCAGGTCGTGGACGACATCCTGGACGCCGCCGGCTGGGGCGCGGGAAGTAGTTACCGGACCCTCGACACCGGCAAGACGACCATTACTCGTTATTGGAAGTCGGCAACCTATACCGTCCCGGCCCTCCAGGAGGTCGAGTCCACCGAGGGAGGTTTCATCAGGGAAGGGAAGGACGGCAAGATAATATTTGACAACCGCCACCATCGCTTGTCCGGCGTGGGTCTCACAAGCCAAGCAACCTACTCGGATGCCTCCGACGCGGCAAGGGTATATTCCGGCCTCATTATGGATGATCCATTACCGCACATCTTTAATCAGTTTTCGACCGATGTTCAGGGCTTCACGACCGCCAGCGTGGCCGTACTCTGGACGCTTTCGGAGACCGGCGCCAGCTCGCCGTCCATCGCTCCCGGTGTGGCCCGGACGTATATCGCACGATACCCGACCACCGCCTCGGCCAACAACGCCAGGGGAGTCGCATTATGGACGACCACCGCAGCGACGACCGATATGCTGGGGAATACGGCGGCGGACGGCTCCGGGACTAACGTGACGGCGTCCATCGGAATCTCCGTGAGCAAGTCCAGCGAGACGATGGAGATCACGCTCACCAATGACACCTCGGCCACCGCTTACATCACCAAACTCCAGGCCAGAGGAACGGCCATCACGGCGGACGACCCGGCCAGCATCAAACAAGAGGACGGGACATCCCAGACCGCCTTCGGGAAGCGGACCTGGCCGAGCAAGACGAAATTCATCCCGGACACGGGCGAGGCATTGGACTGGGCCGACTTCAATCTGAGCATCTACAAAGACCCGACCGCCGTCCTCCAGCTTTCCTATTTCGCCAACCGGGACACCAACGCCATCAATGAGATGCTGGACCGGGACATATCGGAGCGGGTGACTGTGGTCGCGGCCAACACGGCAGACCTCTCGCTGAACCGGGACTTCTTCATCGAGGCGGTCCATCACCAGATCGACGCCAACCGGCTCCATCAGGTGACATACCTCCTCTCGGACGCCCTCCAGTTCTCGGACTTCTGGGTCTTGAATACCTCGGCTCTCGGAACCTCGACAAGGCTGGCTTACTAATATGGCCGACGACTACATCGTCCAACACCAAGACCTCCAGCCGGAGCCGTATCTGACGATGGTCGGGAGGATGTATATGAGGATGGGCTTCGGCCCACTACCCGACCCGACCGAGGCGAACACCGCCGGCCAGGTCGCGGCCCGGATAAATCATGGCCGGTGGCTGGTCGATTGTCCTGGATGCAATAGCGCCCTCGTTGTTGACCTCTCCCAGCCGGTCTTCATGTGCGTCGAATGCGCTAACGCCGGGAACGAGGGGAAGTGGTTCGCGGTGACGGTCCCGTCCAACCGGAAGGCCATCGAGGCCGAATTACTCAAGCGGCCCTGGAACGGTCGCAACCCAGCCGAGGCCGTCAACCGGAACTGGGAACCTGGGGAGACAGTGGCGGCTTTGAAACAGGAAAACATCGAGCATGGAATAGGGGGCTAAATTGAGTTTCACCTCACCGAAAACGTGGGCCAGCGGTTACGTCGTTTTGGCCTCAGATTTGAATACCTACATCCGTGATAACCAAAATATGACGGCCCCTGCGATTATGACAACGGCTGGTGACATCCTCTATGCCAGCGGAGCCAACACGCCGGCAAGGTTAGCCAAGTCCACGACCTCCACTCAATACCTCGCCAACACCGGAACGAGCAATGCCCCGGCCTGGAACGAGGTGGCCCTGGCGACTGGAGTCAGCGGGACATTGCCGGTCGCCAACGGTGGCACCGGGGCGACCACATTCACCGCAAATGGAATCCTAGTTGGTAACAGCACATCAGCCGTCGCGGTGACCGCCACGATGGCTACCAAAGGCCACTTGATGGCGGGGGATGGGTCAGGCGTTCCGAGCATGTTGGCGGTCGGCAGCAATGACACCGTTTTGACCGCCGACTCCGGGGAGGCTACGGGTATCAAGTGGGCGGCGGCGGCTGGTGGCGGCGTTGCGCTTGCTGCGCAGGACTTTGCATGGATTCGACTTTTGGGACACTAGGAGGTTTTATTATGGCGATAGGTGATGCGGTAGCGTCGATTGTAGGGACCGCCCAAACGGACCGACAACCATCCTCCGGCGTTGAGGAACAGCTTTCTTGTGTCACTAAAAGTGGCAGCACCGATGCCGTTCGCGCCCATACCGGGGCAAATGCCGTAGCGGTGTTACTCGCTGCGGCAAATGGGTATAACGATGTGAGCCTGTCTCGGAATATAGCCTGGATGATTACTAATGCTTGTTTCGCACGTAAGGAAGGCACCACGGACCAGGCGTTTTTAACTGGAGTGCAAACCAATGTCTAAAACGCTAGTCCAGGTTCCTTGCCAAACGACGGTTGATTGGTCTGCTCCATCAGACCAGGATAAGGCTCTCGTAAAATCCGAATTGTGGCAAACGTTACATGATCTTGGATGTGAGTGTAATGGGAAAAGCCTGGCCGTAGACTCTGCGGCAACCACCATTCAGCAACGGATAAAGGCGATCGCTATTACTCGGCGGGTAGATTTAGGCATTAAAGAGTTAGCGACCAGCAGGGGGATTGATGTTGCAACAGCAGACCCGGCAGTTATAACCGCTGCCAGTTCTGCGGATGAAATCAATTCTCTGATAGCGCTTGAATCTATTATCTCCCAGGATACGATCGATAAAATGTTGACCAATGAGGAGATGGGGGATATTCAACAGGAGGAACTGGCAAAAAGCCGGTTAGTTCGTGACCCGGAATGGGCAAAAGACTTGGGTCAATTAGTACGCCGCGCTGAACCTCATCCCTTTTCTTTTATCGACCAGAGTGGTCTGGCTGTTGTTACAACCGTTCAGATTAAGTTGGATACGATACAGGTTGAAATTGATGACCGAGGGGAAGTTTGTGCGTGGATCTACGAAATCCCTACAATCTAAGGGGGATATGAACAACACGCCGGTCCTGGAGCCGGAGTCCTAGATGGAAGACCTGGCAGGGCTGGCCGAGATCGTCGGACCCATCGGCGTCCTGGTCGTGGTCGTGGCCTGGGCTATCATCAGCCGGCGCCACGGCAACGGCAGCTCCGACCGTTACCAGGTCGTTGTGGCCAAGTTGGACGGCCTCCGGGACGACGTTGGAGAGATTAAGGACGATGTCCGGGAATTACAACGGCAGATGATCCATCACCTGGAAGACCACGCCAAGACCTAGCATTACTCCATCTCAATCCCCCTCTTGGTAGCGACCCCGGCGAGACCACCTCCCGCCGGGGTCGTTGCTATCTGGCGTTATCCAATATCAACGAGTTTTGCGGATTGGTATACAAAACGCTTGACAGTTTATAGCGGCGTCCCTTATAATATACATAGTAAAGCAAGAGAGGAGGAAACGAGATGAACAACAAGATCACAGCCACCCACGAATCCGGCCAGGTTATCACCATCAACAAAGCCGACAAAGACATCGAGTACACCATCGACCTGATGAAGCATTGCGGATACATCGACATCAGGGTCGAGGCAATCAGCAAATAAGGTGAGCCAGCCCTTCGGGGCCGTAACCCACAAGAGCCGGTGGCAAGTCCGGCCAAGGGTAAATAAAAGGAGGGAACGAGATGGAACTGGAAACACTAGCAACCCAACTGAACGGCGAGGTCTGGCATACGGGCGGCGGCATCATGTGCGTCAGAGTTTGTCGTGGACGCTGGACGTTGACCATTGGACTCGCCCAATCAGAGAACGGTTTCGTTGAAGCCGATAACGACGGTTGGGACTTCGACTTTGACGATGAATACGTGGATAGCGAATACTTCGACAATCGGGAAGACTTCGATGGCTCCAACTATGCGGCGGTTATCGAGGCCGAATTTGTCAGGCTTAACGATGAATTGTCTCGCAAGGCGATGGGATTGCAGGAGAACTAGATGACAACCCGCGACAAGGTTCTGGCGATACGGGCCGAGCAACCCAACGCCCACGCCGCCCAGATAGCCCGTACCATCGGCGTCACCAGTGGGCGGGTCTACCAGATACTCCAGGAGCTAGGTCTAGCCACGACCATCCCCGGAGCGAAAGGACGCCCACGCCAGAAGGCCACGCTCTGGGTGACCCGGAAGCGTAAAGCATTCCGCATCAGGAAGCGGCTGGAGTCGGGACAGGCATACACCGAGGCCGATGGGACGACTTGGTGGTATGTTACCGACCTGACGCCTCAGTGGGGCCAGGTGGTCGTCTCCACTTGGTCCGGCACCGTCAAGACCGGCGAGAGGATATATCCCGGCATCGACGCCGCCCTGGAAGCGGAGGTATAGAGGACAACACATGGCTAAGATTATCCAAACCAAGCGATATGTTATAGGGACAGCGGACGATTTAGGATGTGACCCAGAGGGCGGTAAATGGGTGAGGATTTGCCGTATCCATCAAACCATCACGAATTTTCTGACCCAACGAAGCGCTCAATACCACTCAGTGCCATCTAATGACGGCTGTACGGCATGTGAGCAAAACTGGAACCATTATCAGAAACAGTTAGCCATCATTATGCGACCCGACAGGTTGTACCGTAGAACCCTGGAAGCGGAGGTATAGAGATGGCACCTGAGAGATACGCCATATTGGTCAAACCTTACCAGTGTGATGACTTTGTTCCGGTCCGGTTCCCTAAGAACATAATGCCCGAAGGCGGTTATTTTGAGTGGGCCAAGGCCGTGGAGGTGCTGGACCGGATACGCCACACTGATCCCTTCCATGAGTACATGATCACGCCCGTTATAGCAGACCCGATCTAAAGGAGAAGGAGGAGATGATGGAATCTACGGTCACATATCGGGATGCGTCAGGTGATCCAACGCCGTGGCCCCTGCCGCTCGACATATCGCTTGCCAATATATCGACCAGTAAAACCGCTTGCGAAATAGGTAATGGCGACCATCTTTGCCTCCTGGCATTGGCCCATGATGGTGAGCATCAATGCTACACTTGCAAAGGATATTGGGGGAGTTGATGGTCTGCCGACATGAACCAGCCTCCAACGAGACTACGGGCGGAATGTGTCTCCGGTGTCTCCTGGAGGACTTCTGCGAGGAGGAAGGACTCCCGATCAGTGAATGCCCCAACTGTGGGGGAATAATCATCCTGGAGCCGATAGGCTACGGCGTCTGTCATGGATGCGAGAAGCTGACAAAGGAAGAAGCCTGACGACCTCTAAAGCACTCCCCGCCCACCGCGACCAAGCCCTCGGCCCTGCCGGGGGCTTTTCTTTTGGCTTGTCAGCTTGTCGGCGGGGCTGATCTCCCGGTGGACCCGCGCCACATCCTCGGCGCCCAGCGTCCGGAGGTAGGTGTCGGGGATGCGCTTCCATCCGCCGGCAAGCTGGAGGATACGCTCCGGCATCCCGGCCCGGAGGGCGTTGACCGCGTATGTGTGGCGGAAGCGGTGCGGGTGGAGGTTGGCGACTCCGGCCCGTTTGCCGAGGCGCTTCAGCATGGACT